CACCGATGGTCGGTGCCACAGCGCCTATGACACCTTTGATTGAATCCCATTTCATATCTCAGCCCTCACTCCTCGAATGGTTAACTCGAAGTCTCGACCAGCAGCATCAAAGAATGCCGCCAACGTCTTCTTAGAATTATACACTGCTGGCTCTAATGCGTCCGAAACAAAGCTATCTCCAACTCCAATACAGCCCTCAATGTCGTGCGGGAAATTTGCAACGTGGAAAAGGATGAATGTGCGCCCCGGCACATCTAGGATCTGCACAACATCCTTGAACCTATCACCGCTAAACGGCTCGCACTTATATGTTCCTTCCGGGATGCAGGACACATTAGGTTGATTACCCTTCCATGGTCGTTCAACCGTGTAGCAAGACCAAGGGCCAACCGTGAGCTTGCCCAACGTACCAGAATCCAAATAAGCAAATCGCTCCAGATAAACCATGACTAACTAGCATCCTTCTTGCTAACCAACCAAATGCTCTTCAACTCTTTATCCTCTGGCATCTCTGCTGGTGGGTTTGGCTCTGGCATTTCCTCGAATATATCTGCAACAATCACTGTTACCGTACAGTTCGTATCTAAGTCTTCAATTAGAATCGTCGGCACCAAACCTCTCCTCGATGAACCGTTCTCGTTGAACAAGTGTAGCAAGATCACGGCAGGCTTCCTCCAGAACTTGGATGTCCTTCGTGACCCCGTATTCCGTAATCAAGTGAACCACCCGCCCACTCAAGTAATTGAGTTGGTTGGCAATTATGTACTCGGTGGCGTCTATGTCACGCATCATTCGTAATCTACTCGGTGGATCTCGCCGCGCCACTCGTATTCTGCTGGTTTGTGTACCTTCACGAACTCTGGCGTCAGTAGGAAGTTATCACGGACGGTCAGGACAACAAAGCCTGACACCCAGTTCTTTGGAGTGTCTTCGGCATAATCAAAGCTCGGCTGATGTGGGTCTGCCATCGTCCCGCATTGCACACCATAGCGATGCGCGTTGTAGTCACTCCAACTCTTACACTCCATTTGGTGTGTATGGCCCGTTATTATGTGAATACCAGATTTCAGGGCGTTCGTGTATCCAGCGTGAATTCCGCCATTGAATCTATGCTTGATCATGATCGGCTTCTCTGCACCATCAACCCATAGGGACATGCAGAACGTCCAGCTAGGAAAATGGTCTTTTAGGCTGAAACCCGGAACCCCCTGAAACATCGCCGCATTCTGCGCTAGTGACATATCAAAGCGCTGGTCGTGGTTGCCCATAGTCCAGAACCGCTCCGCGTTAGGCGCTGCCTTCTCAATCTCTGAGAGCCTTTGCGTCACAGTGTTAAGTTCTTGTTCCACTGTTGGCTTTTCCTCCCACCCCAGTGGGGCGTGGCGGCTGATGCTCGCGCCATCCATCAAGTCACCATTCAATACGATGACATCTGGCTGGAGTTGCTTGGCTAATTCAACAAAGGCAAGGTGGGCAGTGGTTACGGTGTTGGCCTCATAGTGGGCGTCTGAGCCGATCAAGAAGGTTTTGTCTTTCTTGATGGTGAGCGTCTGACGAACTGCCTTTCTAGGCCCGTTTGTCTTGGATAAGTGCGCAGGGACGTTGAGAGTCCTGCCCAACATCCCTTCAACCCGCTTGCGTTTTGCAAACACGTTCCTGACCGAGACGTTGTACTTAGCCGCTATATTCGTCGCGCCCAGTGCCTCAAACTCTACTGCGAATACCTCTGGATCAGTCGGTAGCTTCGGTCTTGCCATAAACCCCTCGCCTTGCGTAAGAATTGCAGACATGGGCAAAAACCAATGCCTTTAGCTTCTCATCCGATTCTTTTTTTGGTTCAGAGTCCCAGACCTGTTTGGCTGCTGCGTCCATAGCCTTCACCATGTCTTGCGCTACAACCCTTGGGGATCTCATCTGCCACGCTCCCCCAAGCGTCTTTCATGGGCTTTTATTTGCTCTTCCCAATCGGCAATCATCTCGATGTAGTCCTGCTTGTAGAACTTCACTGGATCTTTTCTGGTCGCCAACATGTGCTCAACGGTGTCATGCCCGTACCATTGTTGCATCCAGATTGTATATTCCTGAGCCGCTGACCCATAGCGCATACCGTGAAGATTGCACCCGCCGCACTGAGGGTTAACGTTCTGCTCCTCTAGCGCCCACCGCGAGGATGAGCCTTTTGCCAGCCAGTGGCCGCCTTGCATACACTTATAATGGTCGAGCTTCCCGCAACTCACGCACTTGCAGTATCCATTGTCGTCAGCCGCGCTGATTCTTGCAAGTTTTTGTAATGTTTTCAATGCTTTAGCGCGAAGAGTTAAGGAACTACGTTTCTTCGCCATTAGATTCCACACATCCCTTCGCACTCATCCATGAAGCTGAACGTCTCTTGATTTTCAGCCGGATCGCTCAAGTCCGCTTCATCCAAAGGAACCATGCTTCGGTGTAGAAACATGCTGTTGCCTTCTGTCGTTTTGTTGATTCCAGACCTAATTAGATGGTCAACAACAACGGCTTCAGTCCAAGACTTCTTATCATTAGCTTTCATCTCTCGCCATGAGGCGTTGTCGTGGTATGGGCAAAAGGTACACGCTGACTTCCTTGGAAGCTCGTTGTATCCGTTTTCTTTCATCCATTGCAGGCAGTGCAATCTACTCATCCGCATCTCAAGCAAAGGCCACCGATTTTCTATCCACTTGTGCGGAGCCATCTTCATTCGCTGGATTTCATCTTGGCTTATCCCAATCCATTGCTGCACAGCCACTTCTTTTGGCGCTCGTTGACGTGGTTTAAGACCAATCAACTCTCGCAGTTTCTTGAAGATCGGTTGGATCTTGTAGTCTGATGTACATTGCCGAAATAACATTCCGTCACTTTTTGGGGATTTGACGAAAAACGGCGGGTTGGGAACTCTTGACCCGGTTTGTGAGCTAGCTATTAAATCATCTCGAAGATTTCCTGCGCTCACTCTGTATACAGGGAATGGTAACTGCGTCTCTAACCAATCTAGCCATTCATAAATGTGATCTGGTTCAGATTGCGTGTCAGCGAATATGGCGCAATCAGGCATAGGCGTGATCTGTCCTTTAGCTGCCATTAACGCCATAACCGAAGACTGCACCCCCGCACCTAAACTAATGACTGTAAGCATCAGACAACCCTCCGAAGATTAGCCTGCTTAGTACGTTCAGCATCAAACGCCAGTTGCCCAAGCATGATTTTCTTCTTGAGTGTCTCAGCCTTTAGACTGGCTTGCTGGACTGCTCGGTAGTGGTTGGCCCACTCTCCGCTTGATCTTGTTTCTGTTTGAGCCTTAGCAGCGCTCGCCCCTGCATCCATGTGCGCCTTCTGGCTACTCGCCTCAAAACTCTTAAAAGTCGTTTCTGCTTCAATTGCTTCCCTACTTGCCCCCTCCCACTCGTTTATACGTTGGCTTAACCTATCCAGTATCTGATCCATTCTATCCATGACTCTCTCCCTCTTTCCTTTAGACATGCCGTGACATTTAGTAGGGTTTGGTGGCCCCTACCAATCTTAGTCTCTATTGCTAGTCCGTATTTTCACTCGACCACTTCCACGCTGGCCCAGACGTTGCCCACCTCCCATACCCATATATCAACTGGGGGGAGGGTTTTTGCCACCTTTAACGAGTGTTCACCTTGGCGCTCCTACTAATGCGCCCGGATTCAAGCAAATTGTCTTTGGTCGTTCTGCTCAACGGGTCAACCACCCGTACCCGTACGCTTTTCCGTACAAGCCTCTGCCACGATAGTGGAGCGTAATTAGTCCCGTCTTCGACCACTCGGACGGGGCGAGCTAACAGGCAGGAAAGTGCCTTGGTCTGTAAAAGGGTCAGCCCCCCACAACAACAGGGGAGGGAAGGAGGGATGAGGGACTGACCGCTAATCGTAGAAAACATCTGGTCGCAATTCTTCGCGTCGAACCGCTCCACCTGTCAACTTTTCCAATTTTACCACATGGATCGCAGGAACCCTGCTTTTCCACTTTTGGATGTGTTGTCCAGTGACCCCACACTGTCGGGCGATCTCAGCCTTTGACCCAACAATCTCGACGACTCTTTTGAATGCTTCTGTTTCCATACCGTTCACCATACAGATACACCCAGAGTTTGCAAGAACAATAGCACAAAAAAAGTTTGCATTAGTGCTTGCATGGGTACACCAGTAGTTTATTATGGCTTCAACAACGAAGAGGAACGACCATGTTAAAAATCAACTTCAACATCTTGGAAAACGGCATCATTAAGGCAAGTGACGGAAAAATCTTGGCTTACTTTGATCGCAGTGCCCAGATGCTTCACGTTTCCTGCGCCAGCAGAATTTTCGACTGCGACAGCGATGAACTAGCTGGCGACATACTTGCCATCTGCTTAAAAGCCTGCGGAGAGGCCGCATAAGCGGCCAAAGGATATTCGATGTTAAACGAATACGAGTCTGGAACCTGTCAGGTTTGTGGAGTGGAATACGAACTTGAGCGGAAAGCTCCAAATGAGCCAGCGGTCATAAGACACTATTGGATCAACAACGAAGATTGGCTAGGTATCTCTGCCATGAAAGGTTTTGCGAACATATGCGTGGGATCTCACGAAAAACCTGCGGAGCATGAAAACCACATAACTTTAAGAATTATGAAGTCATTGAAAATGGTTTTATCTACCGCTGAACAAACCGGGATAACACTAAGAGAACAAGCAAAAGCAGCAGAAGCGTTGAGCGACTTAGCTTTGATTGGGCAAAAGAAAGGAGAACCTCTCTCTAGTTATAAATACAAAGGGGAGATGATGCTAAACATTGGCGCAAACAATGTTTCAATCGAACAGCACCAACCAGCAGCGCGTCCAAAAGCAAAGAATCCTTTAAGACCAAAGAACCCTTTGAGAAAGCGCTGGGATTCCCCTTACAAAGCATATCCTTTTGGAAGCAGCATGGTGGGTTGCAAACCAGTCAATGCGAATGGTGGGCCGTGGGAATGGTCTTCGTTAAATATCGGGAATCCCGTAGAAGAACGGATGATCCGCGAGTCTTTAGATTTAGGTCGAGACGTACTATTGGAGGAGTATGAGTGATGAGAGTTCCTGACCGACCAATAGAATCCGACCCACGCTTTCAAGCAATGTGGGGTGATCCTGACACTTGCCCAAAGTGTGAGACTGAACTGCACAACCTACGCGATGCAGGCCACGCTTATATGGTCTGCCCAGTATGCGATCTGGGTGAACCCAAAGACAACGACGTCTTGTTTAACCTTCATTTCTACGGCATGACAGAATGCCAGTCGTTTGAGAACGGCATCGTTGAGCACTCCCGCTCTGAAATGTTTGATCTCCAGATGTGGTGGGAAGAAAACCTGCACTGGAAACTCTCAAAAATTGTAAACGACATTCACGAACTTGCCGATGTGCGCGATGGCAACCCCGCTGGTCAGTATTTTATCTGGTGGCGCGGCAATGAGATCGGTTGCTTGACGGAGGTTTCCAATGGGTCGCGTTAAGTCAGAACTAATGACCGATGGGCCAGACGCAGATCTGATCCCTCTCTCCCAAACAGTAGACAATGTGCGTAATGCCATTGAGGACTGTGAACTACCGCTTGGATCTCATGAGAGGTTTGAGTTTATGCAAAACCAACTGAAGGAATTGATGAATGGCATCAGAACCAACGCTAATTAGCGCACTTGTGAAGGCGCAGTCGCAAATGTCCCACGCGGCATTTGACCAAACCAACCCACACTTCAAGAGCAAGTTTGCCTCGCTCAAGAGTGTGATCGACGCCGTGAT